TCTTGAAACCGGCCTTGTAGGCCCGATAACCAGCTTCACCTGACGCCCCGCCCTCGTTGGCGCGGTTCGTCACGTCGATGACTTCGCACTCTTCCGTATAGGTCGCCGAGATAATGTCGGTGCCGAACGGAGGGGCCGAGCCGTCCTTACCAAGAACAATGGCCATGGCGGTTCTCCTGAGTTATGCGGCGTGTCGGCTGGCGGATACGGTCCACGTCTGAATCCCATCGACCGGATCGGCTTTTGCGACGCTGGTCACGACGTACGCGACGTTTCCGGTATTCGTTCCACCGAGCGTGAACGTGTCGCCGGCATCAACCCCCGGATCGTCAACGCACTCGACCTCGACGGTCTGCTCGATAAGCGCCTTCCGGAACTTTCGCGACGTGTCGCCGAACTTGGTCACGTCGATCTCACTCGCCGAGTTGTTGACCGTGACACTGCGAGCATTCGCAATGCCCGTGATATTCGCGTCCTTGCCGAGGGTCACTGCCATGTGGCCTGCTCCGTGTGCGGGGTGTGCCGCTCACGATAGGGCTGGCGGGCAGGGTCGCCGCAGGGGGTGTGGATGCGTCACGGTCCGGTGATTTTGCCCCGCCACTTCTCGGCGAGCTTCGCCCGCTTGGCGTTGAGACCCTTCGCCATGAACCGCCCCGGCTTGATCTTGCCCGTGTCGCGAAGGAGCACCTTGTGCACCTTGCGGGTGTGTGCCGGATCGACCCAGATGCCGACGTAGGCTTTTCCGCCACGCTGGGCGGCCGTGAGAAACCGCCCGGTCTTAGCGTCTCGGCGAGCACCGCTGCCGCTGCCAAGCATCCCGGCAGGCGGCTTGAACTTCTGCAGGAGCTTCGACTTGCCCGGGTAGCGGCCGATCAGTTTCAAGACGCGAGGGGCCGAGCCGCCGAACTCCTGAAGCTTGTTGAGCCAAGTCGCCTTGTCCATCGGCCCGATGACCACCGACTCGCGGCGATCGTCACGGCGGTACTCGACCATGGTCCGCAGGAAGCCGGTCGTCGTGGCTCCGCGGCCCCGGGGGTTTTTCCAGCTGGTCACCTTGCCGGCCGTTGGGGGCCGGAACTCCATCGAGAGCACGGGCCGCCCGTCCTTCTCGCCGACCCTCTGCCACTGCGGCTTCCGCTTCACCGTCCGGTGGCTGAACTGCTTCTTGGCCGACTGCCGCACCATCGAGCCCGCGGCGTCGAGGGCCTTGTTGTTGCCCGCCTTGTAGCGGTTGCGAACGTGCCGCACGTTCATCTTGACCCGCGTCTTCATGGTGACGCCGATCATCAGCGGAACGTCCTGTACGTGACCGAGATTACAGCCCGCCACACGTTCCTGTCTTGCAAGCCCTCGTCTGGGTTGATGTCGAGGCTGATCGACATCGGGCTCGTCGCTGGAAACTGCAGTTCGCCCCAGTCGTTCGCGAGCAGCACATCGACGATCTCTTCCGCAAACTCCAGCATTTGGTTTGCGGCAGACTCGGTCGGGGTGTGCCGGCCAACAAACACATTTATTTCGTAGTCGAATTGGTGCTTTGAGCGATCGACCCGAGTGATTTCGTTTTGACTCCCTGGCGAGACCACGATCACCGGGTTGGCCATGTCGTCGATATCAACGCTTGGCCAGTTAGATCGCGATACAGACGGGGCCGCATCCACAGTGCTCCACGAATAGCCCGACAAGGCTTCCGCCAAGGCGTCGGCGAGGTCTTTAAGCAGGCTCACGCGGCGGCCTCCAGGATTCGCTCCATTGCCTCGACGTTGCCCGTCAGGCGTGGGTCTCCCGGGCATCGTGCCACGGCTTCCCTCGCCAACTGGAGGGCCTCGGGCCGCATGCCGAGATTCCAGGCCGCCACCGAGGCGAGGTCGTAGGCCTTCGTCTTGGCCTCTGGATCGGTGGCATGCGTGCCCTGGCCGTCGGCGTTGATCGCTTGGGCGGCGAAGGCGTGACACTCCCGCCATTCCTGCCGCTTGTAGTGGCAGAACGCCAGCTGCTGCCAGGCGTCGGGCTCGCCGGTCGCCTCCTTCGCCGCGTGGTGTAAATGCTTCTCGTCGCCCGTCAGGCGAAACAGGGCGCGGTAGGCGTAGGCCCGCTCGGTCCACATGCCGCCTTTCATTCCGAGGTAGTGGACGAACGTCGCCGCCGCCTGCGGGTCGCCGGCCCACTCCATTTCGCGGGCGAGATACCACCAGGCCCGGGCGTCATGCGGGGCCTCGCGCACGGCCACCTGGAGCAGGGCGAGATCGGTCTTGTGCCGCTTGCTGGCGTCGCGGTGATGGTGGATCTCCAGCCCCTCGACGAACTTTTGCCGCTTCTCGCCGTTCCAGCACACGAGCCCCTCGTGCGTCGCCGCCGTCCACCTGAACCCGTGACGGGCGTGGATGCGGTCGCTGTAGAAGACGAGCCCCGGCGTGCCGTCGGCCTTCCAAGACCACACGTAGCGATAGCGGAGGTTGTTGTGCTCGTTGTCCCACTCCCGCTCGATGACCTCCCGCCACCCGGGCTGCAGCCGCTCGTCGAGATCAAGCCGGATGCAGACATCGACATCGGGCGGCACATGGCCGAGCGACAGGTTGTGGGCATCGTCCCACCGCCAGGGCACGACGTAGCCGTTACAGACCGTAACGCCCTGTTGCATCAGGATCCCCGGCGTGCCGTCGGTGGATCCTGTGTCGGTGACCACCCGCACGTCGGCCTCCCGGCACGAGTCGGCCCACGCCTCTACGTGCTTTCGTTCGTTCTTTGCCAGAGCGTAGACGCCGATCTTCATGTGATGACCGCTGCCTCCCGAAGCCCGTCGTTGATAAAGTCCACGCGCCGCCGCTTCTCGCGGGCAAACTCCTCGACCGCCTTCCGTACCTCGGGGTTGCAGCAGTCGTCGGCCAGGATCACGGGCACCTGAGCCACAAGGTGCAGGTCGTGCAACGCCCCGGCGTAGGAGTGGTCGCCGTCTACGTGGGCGAAGTCGGCCGGCGGCAGGCTGCGGACGGCCCGGCTGTTGACCACCACAAGCGAGGCGTCGATCGCCCACCGCTCCACCACGCTCTGCCAATGGGCGAGGCAGTCGAGGCTGTCATCGTCGGCCGCGCCGTCGATGCACAGGTAGCGGGCGTCTGGGCAGGCTGTGGCGAACGAGACGAGCGAGTAGCCGCACCGCGTGCCGATCTCGATCACCCGTTTCGGCCGCACGTCAGCCGCCACGCTGGCCTTGCGGTAGTAGTGGCGGGCGACCCGCTCGTCGAGCTGGAACCAGTCGTGTGGCCGCCACGCATCGGCCAGCGTCTTGGAAATCTTCACCTCAAACGGTGACGGCATAGAGCATCCTCCGCAGGTCGTCGGCGTCGATCGCCGTGATCCACGCCTCGGCGTCCCGAACGCCGTAGCTGGCCACAAGCCGGTGGCCGTTGACCGCCAGCCCGGCCGCAAACTCAATCGCCTGCCTTTCGCGAAAGGCGAAAGCGGGTGAGACCCGCCGCAGTTCGAGGTCGGCGTCGAGCCAGATAAACCGGTGTTCGTAGACGCGGCGGCTGCCGAGGCCCGCCACCTCGTGCACCAGGCCGAGCCAGCCGTCGTCGAACTGGAGCAGCTGCGAGCCGCCCCGGAACCGCTTCGCCAGGGCCGGCGACGGGCGACGCTGCGAAATCTGCCACGCCCCCGGGATCGAGCCGTTGGGGTCCACCGTGACGACGTGGCCGTTGTGATTCGACGCGTACAGCCAGCCCTCGCGGCCCACAAACGGCATCCAGTTCTTTTCGTGGTCCTGGACGTGGATCCCGTCGAGCACCCGCAGCCCCGAGAACGTGGCCGCCCGCAGATCGAGGTCCGCCGTGGCGATCCGGCAGCGGCCGTCGAAGGGGCTCACGTCGCGGACGGTGGCCGAGATGCCTATACCCGTTTGGGTATATCGCAGCCGGCAGTCCTCCAGGCCGGTGACCGCGAAGCCCGTCCGCGGGTAGTCGGGGCCAGTGACGACGCGTGCCGAGGCGACGGTGAGGTCGGGCCGCAGCCTGACGAGCACGTTCTCTGTGCGGATGCAGCCGCCGTCGGCGGCGGGCATCTCATAGCGGCCGTCCACGATCTGGTAGTTCGAGGATCGCACCAGGGCGACCAGGTCGCCGCCGTAGCTCGCGAGCGTGGGGTTGAACAGGCTCCACCCCTCGTGGGCCGGTTCCACGTCGATCCGCTGGTGGTGGACGCTGGCGAGCTCGTCGAGCGTGGGCGTGTACCAGGTCCGGTTGGTCCGCACCATGTGCTCGATCTCTTCCGTGAGGTCGGGCCGGGCGAGGAGCCGCTCGCACGCCCGGCGGCCGGCGTCGAGCTCGCCGACGTAGTACGCGTGAACGCAGAGGGCGAGGTCGTGCTCGTGGCCGGTCATGGCGGCCAAGTGTGCCGACCGTGGCGGGCGAGCCGCAGGGGGTCGGTCAGGGGCTGTTCATCGCCGCAGTAGCGTCATACCCGTTTGGGTATAGCCGCACTTTCGCTCAGTAGCGCACCGCCGCCCGCCGCTTGCG